AAAGGCGCGATGGATGACTACGCGCTGTCTATCGCCAAGATGACCCGCGACGGTGCTAGTAAAGCCGACATCGACAAAGCGCTCAAGGATATGGAGACGCAAGCCGTACGCGAACTCCTTGCCTACACCGCTGAAAAACGTGTTGACGAAAACTTTAAACAAAAGGCCGGTCGTTGGGTTCAGGAAGTTATCGGCGCGGTTCGTGCTGCACTGCGCAAGATGGGTCTTATGGAGATGTCTAAAGTATCAACCGCTGATATATTTAACATCCTGCGTCAGTCTCAGCGCAACTACAACAAGGGTCAGCTCGGCGCGTTCCGTGATACCAACGGCAACATGGCGTTCCGTTCGCAGCCTATATTTAATTCAAACATTTCTAACGCCGAAGCTTCGACAATTAGTAAAGTGATTGCGCGCGACAAGCCGTTTAAAGATCGTATCAAGGGCAACGCTATCGGTATGAGCTTAATGCACCGATTTGCGGATCGTTTTGCCGGTCTAGAGTATATTGCGCGGAATATGCGGGATAAGCTAGAAGGCGTACAGATGATGTACTACAACCGCCTGTACGATCAACGCAACAACATGATCGCTGAAATTGCCACACACGGTTCTGTCGGGCTTGAGCGTAACTCCGATGGTTCGTACCAGTACAAATCTCGTAAAGGCCCAAGCCTTAAGAACGTGTTTGAGAGCGTGAACAAAGCTAAGTCTGAGTTTGGCAACGCCCAAGCTACGCTTGACTACTTCGGTACGTATCTGGCTATGGAGCGCGCTGCTTCCAACAAAGGCGGCTTAAAGGCGGGACTTGAAAAGTTAGACTTGTCAGGCAAAATATCTGAGGCAGAGGCTAATGCCATTCTGTCCAAGGGGCGCGCCAACGCTAACTTCCAAGAAGCTCGCAAGTCTTATCGCGCATACAACAACGGCATGATTGACCTAATGGTTGAGTCTGGTCGTCTGACTGAGCGCGACTTCCAAGCGGAAGCAAGGATGAAAGAGCTAGAAAAGGCGGGGGAAAAGAATACGCCTGAGTACGCAAAAATGAAACAAAGAGCCGAAAGCGCAGCATTTAATTTAAGAAAAGGCGATTACGTTCCGTACTACCGCGACCGTGGTGGCGAGATCATCGACACCGAGAACAACATCCGTGTCGGTGACATTAAGACCCAAGCATACCTTAAGGAGTTGGTTGGCGGCGATAGCGCCATCGTTAACTTTGAGACCGGCGCATTGCAGAACACGTACATGCTGACTGACATGGCGATGTCTAACATAGCGGCTAAGAACACGGCGTATACGTTGAGCAAGCTAGGTATGGCTGAGGTTAAGATGGGTTCAGGCCCTGCCAAAGCAAACATCATCCGGTTCTACGAAGACGGCGTACAGAAACACGCTGAGATAAACACTCGCGGTAACTACCTCCAGATCGAAGAGCGCCTTAACAAGATGCGCGATGCAGGTAAAGCTAACACGCCTGAGTACAAGAAGTTGCGTGAGAGAGCTGAAGCATCGCGCGCCTCTGAGGGTGCGTTCGGTGACATCCCTGCCGATCTGATTGTTAAGGGTATGGAGGGCGTGGCTTCGGCGATGCCAGCCGGTGTGTCAATGATGCGCGGCCCTGCAAACTTGTTACGTAAAGCTGTTACCCGCAACCCTGCCTACGCTGTTCGTATCGCGCTCAAGGACTCGTTGTCCGGTTGGATTACTTCTGGCGCTGACGTTAAACCGTTTGTATCAATCATGGACGGTATTAAGAAGAGCTGGCAAGGCGATGCTCCTGAAGTTCGTGCGCTACAGTCGCAAGGTATTATCGGTGGACACGCGTTTGCCGGCACTATGTCCGACATGCGCACCATCGCTCAACAAATTGCTCAAGGGCAATCAGGTTGGGAAAAGCTTTGGGCTCGTGCTGACCGCATGGCGATTATGGCTGACGAAGCGCAGCGTGTGTCGTTGTACAACGGGTTTATAAAGAAGGGCATGTCTGAGATGGAGGCAACGCTCGCTACCCTTGAGTCTGCCAACTTTACTAAGCACGGATACTCGCCCACGGTTAAAGCCTTGAGCACAATGATCCCGTTCTTTAATGCTCAGATCCAAGGTATCAACGTGTTTGCGCGCGCCATCTCTGGTACGTCGCTCTTCCAAGACAGACTGGGTGTGCGTGAGCAGATGTTAAAGCGCGGTATGATGCTTGCCGGCGCTACGATGGCTTACTCTGCGCTCATGCAGAACAACGAGGCTTACAAGAACGCAACCGAGATGGACAAGCTTAACTACTGGTTTGTGCCGTTGCCGTTCATGGACGAGCCAGTACGAGTGCCGATTCCGTTTGAAGCCGGTGCCGTGTTTAAGGCAATTCCTGAAGCTATTTACAACCTCATGGCGTCCGACTCCAAGTCTAAAGATGTGCTACCGGCAGTTGGGCGTTTAGCGCTTAACAGCATCCCCGGTATGTCCAACATGTTCTTGCCACAAGGTATCAAGCCTGTCATTGAACTTACTACGGGCACTAGCTTCTTTACGTTGGAAGGCATCGAGAGCGCGCGTCAGAAAGCGGAGTTGCCCGGATACCGTTCTGGCACAAACACAACGGAGTTCTCCAAAGCTCTTGGCAAAGCCCTTAACGTGTCGCCTATACAAATCGACTACGCGGTCAATGGATATACTAGCGGCTTGGGTATCGCGCTGCTCTCCATGTTCAACCCGTTGTTACGAGACGCTGCTGCGCCAGAGAGTAAGTCTAGCCAGTTGCCAATTGTCGGTGGGTTCTTTCAGCCTACGGACGGTACGGGGCTCATTAACAAAGCCTACGAGGACATGCAGTCTATCGAGCAAGTCAACCGGACGTACAAGAATCTGGAAGAGAAAGACCCAGATCAAGCCGACAGGTTCCTTGATAAGTACCTCGACAAGCTTGATAATGTGTCTGCTGCCGGCAAGTTCAAGAAAGAGATGGGCGACCTTAACAAGGAAGAGCGCATGATTAGAAGCGACAAGAGCCTTACAGCCGCTCAGAAACGCGCAGAGCTAGACGAGATCCGTCAAATTAAGATCGAGATAGCTAAGGAGTTTATGTCTATATCACGCGAGTAAACCAGACCCCCAAGCGCTTGTCTTTTACAATGTACTCGGTTCTTCCTTTCATTTTGTAAAAGACAGCAGCGCGTAGCCCGTCCTCGCGTGTTTGCTCTAGGTTCAGAGTCGGAACGAAAAAACCCCCACCTACGGGGGTTTTCTTCCAAGGGTAGTGCACCTTAACTCTCCGCGCCATCTTCCGCGCCGTCCTGCTCGTGTATCGGACAAGAAATACAGATCACATTCATACGCATCTCTGGGCCTCGCGTCTTGGCAAGCATGTTCTTCTTTTTAAAGCTTATCTTGTAGTGCGGCATGGTCTTGAGTTTATCTACTAAGTCGGAATAGCCGTAGCTCATCGCTGAGCAGTGATGCTTAAGTTGGCTTTCTTCGATGTAGTAGTCGATATGATTAAGTGTTACGCCGTGTTCTACGCGCCCTGCAATCATAGTGCGTGTCAGAGATTGGTCGATCGTTCCATCGCCCCCTAGCGTAGCCTCGTGAACCCCGTCGATTATTTTAATAACGATAAACTTGCCGTAGTTTTCGCGTGTGTATGCGTTCAAAACATCTTCGGCAGAACGCTTGCTGCCTCGTAGCGCTGTGCGCCCATTGATGACTAGTTTGCGCAGCGACTCGATGATTGGTTGAATCGGCAAATCCACTATGTCGGCGTGATTCTTACCGAGCAAGATGGCGATAGCAAGAATACAACTGTTACCCGCTGACCAGTAACGCTCGTCGTTAGTGCTCTTGAATTCCTTTTTCAGGGCAGCGTGAGATTGCTTGAGCACCTGTATTGCTGTCTCACGGTTCTGTACAAGCCACCGTACAAGCTTGTCACCAGATATACCGTAGTTGGTTTTTACCGTCTCAATGCAAGACACTTCGTCATCGTCTAGTTCCAGAGTCTCTGTAAGCTTGAGCTCAAGAATACGCAGAATTTCAGCTTGTGAGGAATGTGATCGCGCGCCACTAAGATAATCTAGGACGTGGGTGTTGGACGACAGCAAGTCCATGTTGTTCCACTCGGTCGTGTTGACGCGCTCTTTGTTCGCGCCAGACTCCATACGATCCTTGCCCTTACCCTGAGACTTGTCGAGAAGATACTCAGGCAACCACTCGAAGTCTTTACGGCTCTTGGATGTCACCTCGTCCGTGATAACGGCGAAGTTCCTGAGCATACCCGAGCGCTGTTGGATAGCCACCGCAGACGTGCTCTGCGTCACACGATACTTGATTGGGTGCGCAAAGAAGCTTGCTGCAATAAGTTGTGCAAGACTCTTACCTGTACCAGACTCGGTGGAACCCATGTGGTACGTCATACCAGAGAAGCCCGTAAACTCCATGAGCAGCGAGGCAGGGCCGACTAGACCCATGGTCAGAATATCCCAGACCTTTCTTGCCACAACCATGTCGATAATGCGCCGCCACTCTTCAATCGTACCCTTCTGTCCGCAGAAGTTGTTGATGTTGGCAAGTCCGGGCATTGGCACAAATCGCTTGGTGCCGTTGGGGTAGTAGATGTGATTGGCGTAGACTAGTGACTTGTCTGGTTGCCATCCGTAGCTTGTCGGAACCTCAACTGTGCTGCGGTTGGCGCTTGAATACTCTACACACGCCCGCACGTAATCAAACAAGTTTTTGTCATTGCCCGCGCCGAACGCGGCAACAATATTTTGTGAAGCCAAGTGCTTAAGCGTCTCGTCCTTACTAATAATTGCTTTCTGTGGAAATATAATATCGACAGGCGCGCCTCCTCGCAGAGCCACCATATGCACTAAGTGCTCGTTCTCGCTGTGCAAGATGTCCACCACAAACAAGTCGTAGCTCAGCACCATAACCTGCGTTGGCGCTTTCGATCCGTCCGAGTCCTCTATCACTTTGCTAACGAACACACCGCCCTTGTCGCCGTAGCTGAATCCTTTTGGCGGTACAGGCTTGACTAGCGTGATCTGCTCAACCACATCTTCGCTGATCTCTTTGGTAAGGACTAGCTCAGCGGCTTCTGTATTGGTCTTGATCTCGCGACTGAAGTGCAGGGGGTTGGTAATCTTGCCTAGGTGCGGACATTTATCACAAACGCTGGGGTTGATACTGTCGAACTTGATGCAAGGAGTAGGCCCTTTCGTATGATTCCACTTACTATTGAGGCGATCAGCATCGTACGGGTGCATGTCACCGAGGGCTTTAGCGCGCTCGTAACCATCTTCACACTTCTTAGCCAAAGATATTAAGGCAAACCACAGAGGCTCCATACCGTCTTCGGTGGCGTGTTCTTTGTAGTATGCGAGTTGTCCGCACCCTACACCGGCGGCGGTTGCTGCCTCGATGTTGCGAAAGAAACTGACTGAGTTCTCTACTAGCTTGACGGTGTTGGCTGACTTTTCCGCAGGTGCGGTTGGTCGAGTGCCCGGTAGATTCATACTAGGTACAGGGGCAGTAATCGCTTCTTCGCCAAGGTTCGAGCGTAGTGCTGCGGCGAGTTCGTCAAAATCAAAGCTGTCAGGGTTAGCCTTGACCATAATCTTCACACGGCGAGGCTTGTCCTTTTTGTAGTTGTTGGTGTCAGGTACGCGCAGAATACGGGACGCATCGGCAGTCACGCTGTGGTCGATCTTGAACCCATGCTTCTTGCACAGGCGCTTTAAGTTCTCTGCAACAGGTTTCCATACGTCAATATCAACTTCTTCGTTGAACGGCCAGTAGACATGCAGACCCCCACCGCTCGACACGATCCAAGGATTACCAAGGTCAGCGAGAGATGTCTCTAAAAGAAAAGCGTCAAGTGCGGCAGCGCCTTCGGCTTTCGAGGCGTATTCTTTGTCGCCCTTTACCCCGTTACAATCTATGTCGAGAAAAAGCGATTTAATCTTGAGAGCATTCTTAGCAACACGTTCTTTAGCCGCACCGAATGTAGCCAACGCAAAGTACGCATCTAACCCCTTTTCATTAAACGCCATGGCGGCGTCATAAGCTTCTTCAACCGTCTTTGTAAAGACGTGTTCTTTCTTGGCTGTACTCAACTCAACCGCGCAGAAGTTTCCCGCAGAAGGGAGCACAGTCGCTAGGAATTCCTGCGACATCATAAACTTCTCCTTGGGTTACTTCTCAACCGCAGCGGCCAATCTCTCAATCAATTCCTGTTGCCACTCAAGGGGCAAACCTTTATTAGTCAGGATGTAACTATCGGCAAGACGTATTAACTCTCTATCAGTTAGCGCGCTTGGTCTGGTGGGAATCTCTACATTAGTTGGTTGCATTTTTTAAGCGCCTCTTCGATAGTACTGCTTGTTTGTAAGATGTTTAGCATTGATTTCACGCGCTCTTTGTATGCGTTCGTGACCTCCTTACCGCTAAACCAGTTGTATACCGTCTGGCGCGTAGCGCCTGTGTAACGAGCAATCGACGTGACAGGGAAGTCTAAATGAATCGCCCATCGTCCTAGCTGATTGCCCATTGTCTTCGGTGCTTGTGCCACAGCTGTTCGTACTGCATCTGAATATCGCATGGTAGTTCCGTTGTGGTTATGGGGTACTTACAGAAGCTGCTTTCCCCCAAGGCTTTACTCGTCGTCAGCGTCCCAGTCAGCAACAACAGAAGCCAAGCTACCCGATTTCTTCGGGATAGATGTAGGCTTAGCCGCTGCCTTACGCTTGGCGGGTTCTTCGATTTCCTCGACAACTGCTTCAACAACCTCGTCCTCTACCACAGGCGCGGGCTTTGGTGCAGGGCGCTTGCCTTCAATCTGAACGGGCTTGACGCTATCTGTTTGTGAAACCGACATAGTGACAGCGCGCTTGGCTTCCTCGGTCTGACCCTTCTCCAGAGCAACAGCGTACTCGGTATCATCGAGCCAACGTGCGGGTTGGAAGAACAGCTTGGGCACAGCGGCTTTAGTATCAAAGCGCAAGCGTGTGACCACCATCTCGGGGCTGATGTTTTGCGCTGCCAAGTAACGGGCGTACTCTTGGAGTGGGCGCTTGTCATCGCCTTCAGCTTTACCGAAGATAGATGTAGCAGCAAGTGTGAGCTGCATAACGTCACCGCCGTCTACATCGTTTGCTAACACTACTGCAAGACGTTGTGAGTAACGACAAGCACGGCTGTCGCCTTGACCTGAGCCCTTGATGTTCTGGGGGCACGATGCACATGAGGGTGCCTGTGGGCTCTCGATACTTGCATCTGGTGTATCACCGTTAGCAGACCAACAGTCCGGTGCTTTCGCTTCGCCCTCAATAAACTGACCGGCGTAGAACGTGCGACTGACTTTAGGCGCTGCGTTAACAATAACCACGTCGAGGTGGCGATCATCAATAGAAGCTACTTCTTTACCGCCGGCGATCAGGCGGAACACACCGCCCTTGATAGAGATACGCTTGGTGTTGCTGCCTGCACCACCGCCTGCAAGTGATTTAGCAATTGCGGATAGTTCACCTGTACGAGCGAAAGAGGGGGTTTGAGTGGGATTAAATGTTGTGATGTTACTCATTTTATTTTCCTTGAAATGGAAGTGGTTTACTTAGTTGGCTTGCGAACGGAGACATCGTACTCCGTCATACTGTTTAACCCTGCGGGCACAACGCCGGGGTTTTCACCGAGGAACGTAACCATGTTCGTCTGATGGATACGCTTCTCAAAGAGGTCAAGGGCATCGTGTTCAATAACAAAAGTCTTGAACGAATCCCAATCGTCTGTGTAGTAGCGTACCTTCTGGGACAGAATAAGTGTGCCCTCTGGTGTCTTGATGGACGAACTACCAAGAGAAAGCATTTGGTCTTTCATCGCATTCTTGATTTCGTTCTGTTGAGCTTTTAACTCCTCAACCGCTGACTCGTAGTCCTTCGTCATGACTTGAATCTTGTCACGAATCTTTCTGTATACACGAGCTAGCTTATCGAGCGGAACTACTTCGGTTTCTTGATCTGACATTTTAAATCTCCTTGGTGTGTCAAATACTTTACAGCAATAAAGGTGGGTATGCAACCCAAACATGGGTTTTATTTTTACTTTACTACTTCTTCGTACAACTTGAGCAGCATGTTATGGTCAACCACACGCTCTTCGAGACGCTTAAACATCTTACGCTCGATGTCGCTGCCCTGCAAGTGGATAACCGTTACTTTTGTAGAATCTTGTCCGATACGATCCGAACGAGCGATACATTGTACATACGTTTCTACAGACATAACAGGGCCGTAAAACACAACCGTATCTGCTGCGGTAAGCGTGACACCGTGTGATGCTGCTTGAGGCTGTATGACAAGAACGCGCGGTTCAGGGGTTTCTTGAAATCTTTTAAATATGTTAGTACGTTTAGCAACACTTATATCGCCATGGATTACCTCGCTAGGTATATGATTTTTCTCAAGAAAGTTTTGTATTGCATCTATGCTGTGCCGAAATGGCGCGAACACTATGACCTTACGACTAGTCTCTTCCAGTACTTCTAGCAACACGTTAAGCCTTGGCGCACAATCAAACTCAACCACCTCGTGCCCATCGGTATACGCCGCCCCTGCCGATATTTGTAGCAACTTGTTGACGCTTGCCGCTGCGTTGACTGCCGTAATTGTCTCACCAGCAGCAGTAACTAGCATCTGTTCCTTGAGCAGTCGGTAGTACTTAACTTGTTGTGGAGTCAGAGGGATGTCGCGCGTCTCTGTAAGAACAGGTGGTAAGTCCGTACACTCTTCCTTGGTGTAGCGTATAGCGGGTTGCAGCGCATCAAACACAAGTTCGCTAGACCCAAGCTTGGGAGCCCATTTAAACATCGTGATCTTGTTCATTACCTTGTCACGCCAAGCTGTGGCGAACTTCGGTACCTTGACGGGGTTGACTAGCTTAGCCAAGCCGTACGCATCAAGCGGTGACTGCGAGGCAGGAGTGCCCGTCATCATCCAGAGTAACGTCTCTGGCTTGAGCACCTTGTTAAGCGTCTTCCATCTCTTTGTTGACACGTTCTTGTACGCGTTGGCTTCGTCCACAATGACTAGATCAAACCGCCCATCGTTGACAATCTCGTCGGCGATAAGGTTCAGCCCGTCATAGTTCACGATCACAAACTCGTAGTCACCCTGCACCATCTCAATACGTCGAGCAGCTTGAGGATGGTGCGCTGCAATAGCAGACCTGTGAATCACGCTCTTGGCAATACCGCTCATCCAAGCATCGTGCATGATAGACAACGGACACAGCACGAGACAGCGGCGCACCTTCTTAAGCGACATCAAGTAGTCAGCCGCCCATAGCGCGGACATAGTTTTGCCTGTGCCGGGGTCGTTAAACACGAAGGCTCTGCGGTTGAGCGTGAGGAACGACGAGGTGTCTACCTGATGTGCAAACGGTTTGTGCTTCCCCGGCCAGTTGTAGCGCGAGATGATCGGAGATTGAATACCTTTCACACCTAGGTTGCGCAGCACCCGCGCTTCGTCAATACCCCAGTACACCGCCATCTCGTACACGCCGTTGTTCTCGGCGATTATTTTACTCTTGGGTATTACTCCGTACTTGTCTGGTGAGCGCGTCTTAAATACTACTGCTCTGTCTTCAATGATCTGCATTGTTTTTCTCTTCGTTCAATACAAAAACTTCCAACTTTTCGTTGTAGCTTATTTGCTTTCTGTCTCGTAACTCGCCATACACCGCAAGATAAAAACTGCCTTTAACGAAGTCGTCTGTGTCGCCTATTGTCTGTAAGGTAAGCGCATCGCCAAACCGTAGTTGCCAAATTTCGCGTAATGTTTCTGTCGATGTTGAAACAACTGTGTCAGCGTGGGGACTGTCTTTAACAATAGAATGTTTAATTCGCATAAAAACGTTGTCCTCGTACACAGCGTTAAACAGCTTATTCAGTTCGGGGAGTACCTCGTTTACTAGATTCACGCGAGCGATAGCCATAGTCACTCCACAATACGATACACAGGGTAATCACGCGACATTAGTAGATGCCGCTCAAGTTTATTTGCGGGTACAAGACGTTCCGCTGCGACTGAAAAGAAACCATCGTTAACGAGCAACGCGCCATCTACCCACTCGTTGCCAAACTTGGCAAGCCATGCGTTCTCTAGCGTCGTTATGGATGCTTGCCATGCGGGGTCGTGTAGGTTTTCTTCTTGCCTTGCTTTCATCGTACGCGCTTCTAACAAAGCGCGTTGACTAATTGCTACCGACTGTTCGTGCGAAAGGAGGTATTCTCCCGTCACCGGTTCTGGGTTTGGTATGCTCATGTCGTTTCCTTGGTGGTGGATGTTCACTTCAGACTACTGTCCTTATTACGTTTGACTGATCTGTTCTTGCTTGCCGGTACAGCGCGTAGGTTGCTTCTTGTTGACGTACCGCCTTTGCTTAGCGGTATCTTATGGTCAACGTCTTTACCGTCACCCTTGTTTACAACACCTTCTCTTGTAAGCATACGCCGTGCTTTGTTGCGTTGTGCACGTTTCTTTTTTACTGCTTCCGTACCATCATACTGTTCGTATTCTTTGGCGTAAGGTCTTGGCTTGTTAACGTAAGGCATAAGGGCTCCAGAAGAGATGATGACCGAGACTAGTGTTTTTTGTTGAACTCACAACTGCGAACAGCACACCACCCACAAAGCGGTGTTTGTGTTGGGTTCCATACGTTGGCTGCGTGAGATTGTTCAAGGCGCGCAACACGCTCACGGTAACTATTCCAATGCTCCTGCGCCTCACCTCTGAGCATCGTATGTTTAACTATAGAGTCTTTTACTACGAAGAGCAAGGCCGAGTTGACTTGACGGATGTGCGGGAAATGCACAAACACCATGAGGGACATTAAGATCAACTGATCTCTATCTGGGTACTTGTTGTTGCCTGTCTTGTAGTCAAACACCCAAGCCTTCAACCCATCATCGTCAATGATAAGCAAGTCAGCGATACCTCTTACCCAAACATCTTCTGACATAAATTCACAAGGACGCAAATCAATAGTCACGCCCATCTCATGCTCAGGCAGCTTGCGTCCGGTTTTGGTCATGAGCGCATCAAGCGTAGGCTGCAAGAAGGCGTGTTCAGGTGGAAGCGGTGTGCCGTTGAGTACGAACTCTTCTGCTGACTTGTGTACTTCCTTGCCGTAGATAGTGTGTACGGTATCAGTGAACGGGTAGTTCTTAAGTACTTTGATCTCGTAGAAACGTCTTGCACAGCCTTCGTAGTCTTTAAGACCTGAGTGTGACCACTTAATTGCTTTCATCGGGATTCCATTTTTTATAGTCTTCAATCCAACGCAGGATAGTTTCCATGTTCTGAGTGCCCAGAGAGTTTGTCCCCATGCGGCGGGGGGAGCGTATTGCCCCCGCTAACTTAATCTTCTTAATCATAAACAAACCGTGCTCATACGTTACTGGTACGCCTTGAATCTCGGCAATATCTAGGACTGCTTGTATCTCAGGCTTTAGGGGTGTCGAATTTTGCGGTTGTGATTGCATTTGTTAACCTATCTGCGAAAGCTTTGACGAACCTCTCGTTGGACTCAAGGTGGCTATTCATGTCGTGAAGTATGGCGTGGGTCAGCTCGTGCCAGAACGTGTTGTACTGCTCATCGTTTGTGTAGGTGTAGTACGAACTACGCGAGGCTATACGGATAGTATTTGTCTCATATGTAACGTCTCCTTTACACCCTGCGATAACCTCAACGCGCTCAACCTTGTACTTGCGCTTGCCGACTTTAACCTCTGAGGGTATTGGGTGCGGCGGTCTAGGCTTGTTGGCTTGCCTCATTTAGCTTCTCCGTAACGTACTGCACTACCTGTCTCGGCGTCGAGTGGGATACCCGGCATATACCAAGGGTCGGCTGTCATTTGAGCGAGAACCCAAGGCTCCGCTGCCTCTACTTCATCCTCCGGCACAAGCACAACTGCCTCATCATGTACCGTAAGAACACACTTATATCGCTCTTGAATGCGCAACATGCCATCCGTCATGACGCACCTAGCCACCGCTTGCACGATGTTTTCGACAAGCTTACCGCCGTAGAGCTTCTTACCATGCTCACCGTACACCCATTGAGCCTTGTTATTCTCGACTTTAGAGCGTATGGCGGGGTATCGCAGAGACAACCCGCTTGGTAACAGTATACTCTCTTTGTCAAAAGTTACACACTTATAAGTATAGGGTTTACCCTGACTAAGACTATATCCTATCAACTCGTTGCACAGCGTCCACAAGGACTGAACCGGCTCTGCTGCACTGCGGTATTTGTCAATGATCTTCTTAGCGCAAATGCAGTGCACCAGCAGCTCGCTTTGCGTACAGGTGTGCGGTATCTCAGCCATGAGCTCAAGGTTGCGCTCGTAGTTTATAAAGTCGTTGACATCATGCGCTGTTACCCCGAGCACCTTTGCAAACTTCTTGTCGTATCTTGTTGGAGGTGCGCCTAGGAACCCTGTAAGTAACTGCGCGGCGAAGGACGCCCAACCCATCCCGTATCCGCATCCCAGTAGTGCAGACTTCGCGCTTTGCCGTAGATCGGGGTGGCTCTCTTTGGTGAGATTAGGTATACCGAACATTTGTGCGCCGAAGGCTGCGTATGCGTCCTGCCCAGAGGCGAAGATGTTTAGTAGTTCTTTGTAGTCGGCGAGGTATGCAAGGACACGCGGCTCAATCTGGGAAAGATCAGCAACGACGAGCGTGTACCCTTCCGGTGCGCAAATTGATTTACGTAAGAACGACCCCCTCTTGAGATTCTGGAGGTTGAGCGACGAGCCTTTAGACGCTGACCATCGCCCTGTGTGTGCGCCGTAGTAGTTAAGCGGGACAGGTAACGTGCCTCGTCCTGCAATATCAAGAAACCGCTGCGCTCTCGTACGCTCAAGGGTACTCTTGACTTTAAGACGTGCCTCGCACACAAGCGCCACGTTCTCATTGCTGCCGTTGAGTAAGGCCTGAAACAGAGCGTCGTTTTTTGCGAACGCAAAAGCTTCTTTACCTGTCGTTTTACTGACCTTCTTTGGTGGCTCAACTCCGAGTGAAACAAGTACTTCAGCAAACTGTGGGTTGCTAGCAAGCGACGCCTCTTCAATGGCAAGCTGCGCAAGTAGGCTTTCTCTCTTCTCACGTTCATCGGTGATAGCTTCACTTAACATCTCCTTGTCTAACTCAAGCACGGGTTCTGTGAACATCCGTAGTGTCATGTCTATAAGTTTTAGTTCCGTTTCAGGGTAGTTCACCACTAACCTATCAAACACCTCCTCACACAGGAACACGTCATGCAGACAGTAGTCTGCAAGCTCCTGCTCTATCTCTGGAGTCAACTCATCGAGGCCGTTGGTGTTGTGCACCGCCCGCCCTTTGTCCGGTAACCCGAACTCCTGTGCAAGCTTTGCCAAGCTGTTACCAACCTCTACCCCACGCAGTGCTCGCGCCATGCTTAGCGAGTCGTAAATAAACGCGGGCTTGATGCCGTACACCCATGACAGGATGGCAACATCGAACTGGGCATTATGCGCAAGCAACGCGGTCTGCGACCAGTCAATGCGCGCCAAGAACTTGGGTATCTTGGCGTGGGGGATCCACATGCTGCCTTCTTCGCCTCTGAACTTCACGCCTATGCCGAACGCTTTGAAACGTGGGCTGCGTACATACTCCTCGGTTGTCATCTTGGACAGCGTGTACTCTTTGCTGTCCCATCTTGTCTCGAAGTCAACCACTAAGATACTGTGCATCATTATTCCTTGGCTAGTGCTTCAGGTGGGTTACGAATTTAGTTTTTTATTGATAGTTTGTTGTACAGCGCGATCATAAACTTCCTCGGCTACCTCGACTAGCAACTGAGGTACTTCATCAGAGTCTATGTTTAGTCCATACACCCTGACGGTGCCTTTATCGTTGTCCATCATAATCACTACGGCCACTCGATCGGTGCCTTCTTCGGTACACGAGTGCAGCGCGGCGCTCATGAGATCATACGCTTCTTCTTTGCTTACCATGATTACCCCTTTATAAAGCTAAGATTGTCAATTGCTTCTAGTATGTCGACCACACGCGGCGCATTGTTCTCGTTAACAACTTTGGTAATACCTTCTGCCTTGTCTATTTTTTGTAATTCTCTTTCTTGAAGAGCCGTGATTTTGTTGTTGCCCGCCTTACACTCTATGCCTATGAACCATCCTTTATAGCAAGCGACGATGTCTGGTACACCGCTGCGCCCGAACCCCCCTGTTACGGGAAAGAAGTAGTAGGCACCCCGCTCTTTAAGTATTTTAGTGACTACGTCCTTGACTTTACCTTCAGCTGTTCTCGCCATGTTTTTTCCTAGTACGTTTAACAACGGCTGCGATACCGACTTCTTCGGGTGCATCACTCTCTGACTCCTTGTACTTGGCTTCGAGCATTGCGTCCGCTACTCTGTACGCTTCTCGCTCCACGTTCCTTTTACCCGCCGCCAACATACCCATCATAGCTAACCCCGCAAACAGGTCTGTTAAGTCTTCGTCTTTCATCGCTGCCCCTTTAGGACTTCTGTCAACTTCTCAAGGTAGTGTATGCCTTTACCAATCTCCTGCACCTCTTCGTCCTTGCTGCCCATGCGCATGATGTACTTGAGAGCGCCCGCACGATACGCACCGATACGTTGCTCAACAGGCCAAGTGTCAATCACATCCCAAGGCTCAATCCCCATCTTCTTGTAGTGAACACCACCTACCTGTTTAGCGTTGGCGGTCTTTACCTCGTGTTCAATAGACAGGCGTCTTTCTTCTAGCGCTTCCATGTCGTGGTTCTGGTTGTATACATCTGCCAATGTTTTCGGTTCGTTCATTTGTTTTCCTTAGCGTCACGCCATCCGGTACGGTATCCGTACTCGAAAGCTTTGCGTAGTGTAGTAATGGCAAGTAAGTCTGCCGTTTGTGAAGCAATGAACTCAGCGGCTGCGATGTTAGCACGGGTTAAGTTGTCCGCTTCTTTGGCTAACGCCTGTTGCTTGAGTCTCGCCTCTAGCTCATTGAATGCTTCGTCTTCAGTCATTCCCGTCTCCCTAACCAATACGTTGTTATACGCCACCGCTTGACAATCTTGCTGTACCTAACACTAAACACGCCGTACCAAATACGAATCACAAACCCTGCACTATACGGATCGGTGCTTGAGTAAATGTTTAGTCCTTGGCGGGGCGGGTGTCCTTCATGTTTGTAATAGATCATACTTAGCTCCTAGTAGTTCTACCTTCGGTTCGTGAAACAGCCATGCTGATGCAGGGTCTGGGTGTGATTGAAAGTTATTCATATACCTGATGTGCTCGGCGTGACTCAGTCGGTAGTCTTGCGATACGATGTGAGCGCCATTCTTTGTTAGATAAGCGTCAACATTTTCTACTGACTCTTTCTTTGGCTTCTCAGTTTTCTCTTTCTTCTTACGGCTACTCACAAGCTCAACAGACTCGCCCTCACCAAGCTTATACGCCTTGGTTGGTACGCCATATTTACCCTTGCGCCATTCACATACATATATGTGCCCCATCTCCTCTAACAGACGCAGGTGTTTAGATGTGGCCTTGACTTCTGACCCTACCCCGAATGCAATCTCTGCGGCGGTCATGCTAACTCTGGTTTGTAGTATGTTGATGATTGCTTGTTGTTTAGGGCTAATCATTTCTCTGACTCCTTTAAGTACTCCTCCCAAACCTCTGTTAACAATTCTGCTGCTTGATTCATTTTATGTATCAACGATGAATGTAGGTCTTGGTCAAGAGTTGAAGCATATCCTCTTAACCATTCTGCCGTTGTCATACATTGTAGTTTTCGTGCGTTCATATTTTGTCCTTCAGTTTAGGTAACGGGTACCACGCATGGAAATCTTTTAAGTTTCTTGCAGACAGCACAGCAAAGACAGCAACGCCTGATGGGTTCAATGCAATCAGCTTACGTCCATGCGGTGCTGCGCTCATATCGGTACACCACTCTGGGTCTGCGTCAGTTAGTGGCGGGATCATGTGTTTCGCTCCCGTAGCTTGGCTTCGATGGCACGAATAGCGGCGTTAACTGATTGACCAGACGTCACGCATTTAATTGCCGCTTCATGCACTTCTGCATCCGTCAGCCCAATCCAAGGTCTTTTGTATTCTTGGATGTCATCGTCATCATGTACAGATTTGTCCGTTTCGTGTACACGTTCTTCGGATGTGTCGATTTTTTCGGGTTTTGTAGACATATTCCTGCCTCTTTTCATAATTGCATCGGCTATCGAGTGCATCCTTGCAAACCTAGCAATTTCTGCACACGCCTCACGTTCATCTTGGCGCACTAACTCGGCAAAGTGTTCAAGTTGTTCGTCCCAATATCCGTCTGTTATCCAGACTCCATTTTTATCGTCAGGAAAATCGTTGAACCCCGCCTGTTTAGCTATTTCTTTGATGTTCATTCCCCCCTCCCCATCGCACGATTCATCTGCTCGTCCAAGCCTTTCTCGGTACACATAAACAAGTGAGCTGTGTACTTGTTGAGCCAGCGATAACGCTCGGCGTCCTGCTGTAAAGCTCGGACTTCTTTGGCAAGCTCCGCCATCTCTTCGGAGGTGATGAACGCACCCTCGTCTAGTATTTGTAGTAACGTTTCTACATTTTTCATGCTTATCTCCTTATGATTACTGTAGCTTCGGTTTCAATCCATACCCTCGCACCACAAGACAGAGGTTTGTCAGGGGAGTACACAATCCTACTGTCCCCTTTGATCTCTATCTCGTGTGCGTAGCGATTTTGTTTGTAGTTCTTAACGGTCAAAACAGGGTTGTCAGTACCGTTTTTGGCATTCGCTTTAACCTCATGTTGGTTGACGTGAATAATGGTTTTCATACGCTTACATACAAGTGGTGGTGCAGTTCGTTCCATAGCAGCACGTTGTGCATACCGTCATTGTTCCATCACGTTTAAAAACAGTATTGGTCACGCAACTTGCGTACACAACGCCTGCTACTGCAAACAAGCTAAGACCTAATAAAAATTTACGCATTTTCTCTACCCCTTACCGCTTCGATAGCGGATAATGTTTCACGAATCTTTTGGATCTGTCCAAGAAGCCCTTGCTCACTACCTACCTCGTAGTACTTAAGCGCCACAATAACTTCTGCTTCTAGTATGCTTAGCGCTGCGTTCTCACGCATCAACGCCATTACTGCTCTTTCGTCCATGCTTCCTCCTGTATGTCGGCTAAGTAATTTACTGCTTTCTGAGTTACGTCCACGTTAGCATACCGTTTATCTTTTTTGCCACGAGTCTGTTGCAAATACCCCTTGTTAATTAGTTGTGTAACGTACTTGTGAGCGGTGTTGGATGACATGGCGTTACGCACAGAGTCGATGATGTCGTTTGTCCAAGTACCTCCTAGTGCGTAGGCTGCGCCGAGAATTATTTCTTCATGCCAACTGATGCCGTGCTTCTCACGAAGATGTTGCGTTTTAAATAAAATCATTATTTCTCCAGAGAAAGTGATGACCGAGACCAAGCAGGGGCACGAAGCCCCCGCTACCCTTACGAACTCTTTGCGTCCCTCTTATGATGTACCGCATTGTCAGGATGCCCAAGCCACTTGGTGCCCATTTCTTTAATGATCTGCTTGACTCGTGCTTCATTGCGTTTGCCTAACTCCTCCATGATGTCGTATGTAAGGGGGCCTCGGAGTTGCTCGATAAACTTGTCGTCTGATTTCATGATTGATCCTTTAAGTTTCTTGATAGGTTGTACGATCACATCGCCACGTTGAGTAAACATGATTAGCTCACCCGCAGAACTTCAAGCACTCGACCTCGTACTGTGGTGATAACAGAACCCGCTCCCCATAGTTTTACTGCGCGAGAGCAAGCCACACCTCGCACAGCTTCTGGCTCCAGACCTCCTACATCAACCTGAATAACATCGCTCTTCTCCATACGATCAAGCCCGCTAGCCTGAAGAAAGGTTGTGTAAGTGCCATAAGGTACGGAAGAATCTCGACGCTTGCGCTTGATCGCTTGCTTGGGTTGGGCAAGTTCAAGCCCTCCCTGAGATATTACAGAGCCATCGGGCAACACCACGATGTACTTGGCGTTGACCGCCTTGAGCATGACCTCTGCTTTAGAGATAGCTTTCTCTACAACGCTTGGTAATGCGTTGGTTTGATTGAGAGAGATAGAAAGTTGTGTGTTGTTAGCCATGATAAATAGTTCCTTAATGAGTGGTAGGGTGGGTTAGAAACTAAATGCACTACGAATCGCATCAACGCTTGCCTTAACTTCTTTGCGAGCGTCCATGTCCTTGCGTAGGTCTTGTACATCAACACCGCTAATAGTCTTAGCTAGTGCACTACGGGCGGCTTCGAGGTCAGGATCGTGCGTGATGTTGAGAACACGCGCCATCTCACACAGCTCGTGCGCTGTGTCCATCAACGAGTCATGGAACTTGCGAGTGACTGCGCTGTTGCCAACGTAGTCTACTGTGAGTCTGTCTGACATCCTGTCGAGGTGTTCCTTGAGTCTTGACTTGATGTCTCGCATAGCGTGTTCGATACGCTCGTCTGCCAACTTAGATAGCTTGTCTTGTAACTCCTTCTGTGCATCGTTACCTACATCAACACGAAAGTCACCCGCAGATGGCACAGGCATGAAGTTGATACGGAAACTAAACTTATGCTTGAGCTCGTGTGGCGAGGGGTACTCGTCACGTTTAAACATATCCCCCAACGCCATGGCTTGCGCCGTAATCAGCGTGGGGTACACGTCAATGAAGTCATCGACTAGCTTAGAGAACGCATCCTCGTAGTCCTGCATGACTTGGTTGAACTCCATGAACTTAGTCGAGGGCAAGAGCCTGATGCCGGTGTCAGACCATGGCAACGTGTTGTCATACACATAGGTACGCACAGCACCAACGTGTTGGTTGATGATCTCTAACTCCTTGCGCCCTGCAAGCAGGTTCTTGTTAACTCGGGCTGCGCCCTTGTCCCCTGCGCTTTTACCCCTGATGACCTCATCGGTGGTTGATCTGTCTAGCTTGCGTGCTGTCCATTGAGAAGCGTTGAACTCAACGAGTAATGAACAGGTGTCGATGTTGTAGCGTGACATAGTAGTTTCCTTGGTGGGTTGGTACTGCGGTTAAAAACAAATTAAGAATAGATACGAACTGTCTTGCCCTTGCTTGGTACGAAGCTGTCGTTATCAACAACACCGAACAAGGTAGGGAAGTTGGCAAGCTGATAGTTAGACTCGATGTAGCCATCAGTCAGATAGATGACAGCCTTGGGCTTGAGCTTGTGCTTGGCGATGTACTCAGCAACACACGTCAGGCGTGTGCCACCACCACCAACGGGCTTGAGCTGCTTGCCTAGCTTGTCGTAGTCGTGCTGCGTGAACACTTGCTCACCCAATACCTCGGACTCCCACCAGAGGACACGCACAGCCTCGGGCAATACGTCCTGACAGATACGGGCAATCTCACCGAACACCAACGGATAGGCGCTGTGCATAGAGCCAGAGGTGTCAGTAGCTACGATGATCTCGCCCGTAGTCTCAGAGAAGTGAGAGGGCATGACAAAGCCAAGGGGTAAGAAGCGTTTGTTGGGCGGGCTGTAGCGTGACAAGTCGTGACCCTCGCAGATACTAGAGATGAACTCACGCAGATGCTCACGCCAGTTGGTGTTACGCTTGACCATGGTGACGTCCAGAGGGTTGTCGCCCGTACCCCGACCGTTGAGCTTGCCCTGTAACACCTTGCCTTGGTTGAGCGCATCGGCTACCTCACGCCCGACAGCCTCCTGCTCTGCGGCAGTCAACTCGCCTACCTTGTGCTCGTCCATCGTTGAACCGATCTCCTTGCCATCAGGATCGAAGAAGGTAGTCTTACCCTTGCCGTTACCCTGCTCGTCCTTCTCTTGCTTGGCGTTCTGCAACAAGTCCTTGAGCACACGCACGAATGACCAACCGCTGTACTTGGGATGGATGAGCGGTGGTATAGAAGTCGGGCGATCAACGAACTTGAACTCAGGGTCAGTCGCCTCGATGGTGTCGTTGACAACGTAGTCCATAGCGATACCGCTTGCCTCCTTGTGCTTGGTGCATATCTCCATGTACTCGGTGCAGTGATGCAACGACTTGTGCAGCGTCTCGTGAATCTTGAGGTAGCGCAGCTGCTTGCGTGTCATCTCCATCACGAACTCACGCCCGTACCACTCGTGCTGCCCGTTGGTGGCAGCGGTGGGCATAGAGCCATCGTCAACAACAGTAACCTTGCCAACGCAAGCAACACCCGCAAGCATGGCGAAGTCCTTGTGCTTGGACAAGTCTACGTTCACAGCAACGAGACGCTGCTCGGCTGTCATACGATCGAAGTTTGTACTCATTGTCGTTCTCCTTGGTGGTTGATTACTTGTTGCCGAAGTAGATCTTGTTGTCGGCGAGCATCTTCTGGAACGGCTTGACGGTGACGAACTGCGACACCTTGGGACTGTTTGCGACCGAGTTACAGAACAGCGACTGCATCTCCTCACGCATACGCCCAACATACTCAGTCGCTGCCTCGGCATCATCACGATCCTCGGTGTTGGTAATGAGCTTGAACGTCATCACGATCTGAGCCGTAGGCGATGATGCAACACGAGCTGTGTTGGGACTAGCACGCACCTCATCGAAGGTGGGGTTGTCACGACCGAACCTAATATACGCACCGAGCGCATCGGCTGCTGCTGTACCGATAGCACCGTCCAAGGCGTACTGCATGGTGATGTCGTCCATCTTGTCACGTCCGTTGACGATGACCGAGGCTGTTGCCAACGAGCGAGGCGAGGCGTACGCATCCTGAGCCACGAGCGGGTTAAAGATCAGCGGGTTGTGCTTCTCCTGCTGCTTGCCGCTGTACACACCACCAGACTCATAGTCAAGGAAAGAATCAAACAGCTTGGGATACTCCTCGGCAAACGCAATGACCTCGCCTGAGAACCCTCGGCGGTTCGATGCCCATTGCACCCACTCGTCCTTGGTAGGCTTACGCATCTTGACAAAGATAAGGCGGTTCTTGAGGTGCGCCTGAATCGAATCACCCAACCCCTCGTTGGTGAGGTTGGTAAAGCAAGTCACAACACTACCCTCAACCAAATGGTAGTTGCCAACACGCCGCTCGTAGACGATCGGGGCAAGCACGTCCTTGATGTACTGCTTGGCTTTGGCAATCTCGTCAAGTGAGATGAAGGCGGGGCGTGAGCCGTTGACACCCTTCTGGTTGGTCTTGCTAACCCCGAAGCGTTCGTTAGGTAGCTCACGCGATACACCGCACTCACGATCAATGTCAGGCATCCACACCGAACCATCGGACAACTGAGTGCAGTCGATAGGGTCAACGTGTATGTGGTCGGCAAACATGGGGTCATGCTTGAGGTGGTGGTGCAGACCAGTCTTGCCGATACCGTTCTCGCCCTCTACGATCACAGTCTTCTCGTGACCAATGGCTTTGATAAGTTGGCAAACTTGATTGAAGGAAAGCATCTTCATTATAAAACTCCTAGGTAGTGTAGGTACTGCTTGGTGGGGTACTGTGTACAAGATTATACACAGTACTTGGGAAAGATACAGCTTTTGAAAAAATAAAAATACAGGGTTAGTACATAAACTTACGGGGCAGCGTGGTTTGGAACTGCCCCCACGCCTTGCGATCCGAGCCTTGCTTGAGGTTGAACAGACTCAGTAACTTGTTGTGGAGTGATTTACTGAAGTCCTCGGGCGTGATGTCGTTGATGATCTGGCGTTTCTTGTCAGCAATCTGTTGTTGCAGGTCTGGGTTTCTACGGTTTACATAGTCGAACAAGCCCTCCGCATACGCCCGCTTGCTAGCCAGAACATCGAACACGCCCTGCCCTGCGTCCAGTAGCTTCTCAATAAACTCGGAGTCATTGAAGTCGAAGTCCTCTGCCTCTGTGTTTGATCTGTAGCGACCGTCTCGTATGTGTACCTCAAGGGCAAGCAAGCTCTGCGGGTTGCGCCACCCACCACTAAACGGTTTGCCGTAGTTATCCTCAAGCGTGGCGTTGGCTCGGTAGTTCTCTAGCTTGAACATGGCAAGCGTGGTCAGGGTGTCGAGCTTGGCTTTGAACTCTCGGCGGCGTTGCTTGTCATCGGCGTTAGATACTGCTGTGTATATGTCTGCGTGCCATGAGCGAGAGACAATCAGTTTGTCGTCAGCAGTAAAGGTTAAGTCAGCGCAAGGGCGGGAGAGCGGTACAAGGGGGGTATACACGCGGGTGTCGTCTGTGGTGAGTAGGTAGGTGTAGTACAGCCCGAAGTCGCTCATGAAGTTGCGTGTGGTCTGCGAGTCGTACCATCTGCACTCAACCCTGTAAGTGCCGTCAGCCTGTGGGGGGTAGAGCTTAGCGATGTTGGTGTTGTATAGCCTGAAGTAGATAACTCCCACGGCTGTCATGTGGATGCCCTTGTGCGAGTCACCGGTGCGGCGCAGAGGTCTGGCGTTGTCTGGCATCTCCTTCCACTTCTTGCTGCGTGGTGGGATTGGGCGTGAGTTGTAGAGTGATAGTGCTTGTGCGTAGCTAATCATGGTATTTCCTTGTGGTTGGTACTGCTTGGTGGGTTGTGTAATACGTTGTGGAGAAGTCCTCCACTAAACTGAGATTGTTACTGATGCGTTCTCTAACAGGTTGTTGATCTCGTCTGAGAGGTTGTCGCTGAGCTCCTCTTGAACTGCTTGCTTGACCGCTTCCCGTACGTCCATGTGGTCATTCAGGTCTAGCCCTCGTATGGCGTTGTCGATGGCATCGTCTACCGCCCTTTCTACTAGCTCTTCGATGTCGTCCTTGAGCTCGTTGGTTATCTCCTCCATGCGTTTGTTTAGCTTCTCCTCGAACCAAGTGCTTGAGTCGAGGATGGTGGTGATCGCTTCGATTAAGTCTGGTTGTTGTTGCGGTTCTGGTGGTTGATGACCGAGACGGAAGGAAGGGAGGTTGGCTAAAGGGAAGGTGGTGATGGGTTGGTTGGTGTTAGCGAAGTTCATAGTATTACTCCTTGGTTGTGGTGGTTGGTACTTCTGTCATGTCATACACCTCTAGGTACTCCTCGCAGGGTATGTCGTAGTTGAACAAAGCCTCTGCCTTGTTTTTAATGTCATCGTTCTCCTCATAGTCCTCGGCTTCGACTACAACGGTTTGGTACTGTGTGCGTACTAAGACACATTTAAACTTCTTCATGCTCGTTCTCCTTGTGGGTCAAATAGTGGGTACTCTTCTGGGAATCGGGACTCAATCATAGATACGGGGTACAGGTCGTCATACTCATCGAAGTTGCCATGCGTTGACTCCTCGTCAATATCATCGGGGTTCTCGCCTACTCGTATGAACCGGTAGTCGCAATCATCGGGGTACAACTCGTGCGCCCATTCATACAAGGTAGTATGCGCCTTGACTTCGGGGTAATCGCTGTACCACTTCCAGTCGACAACGTTGAAGTAGATAACGGGGTCATCTAGCTGTTCGTTGGATGTGGGTACATAGCATTGACCTAGCGCCTTGGTCAGGTGTGGGTCGTTCTTAGCCAGTACGAGTGCGACATACTCGTCACGCTTGGCGTGTGTTTCAAAACGTATTACATAACTTACGCTGCTTCTATAGCCCATGTCATTCTCCCAGTAGACTAAAACACCCAACCCACTCCTTGTAGTGGTGTTGGTCAATCAAAGGCAACCACTCAAGCTGCCCACGCACCATGCGCTCAACACAAATTAATCCCTTCATTCTTGCACCTCATCAACGTAGCCTACGGTTATATACAGATCGTCATTGGACAAAACTTTTTTTGCCGCTTTAAACGCAATGATCTGGGCTTGTTCTTCGTTCTCTGCCTCAACTTCGTGATGTACGCTTGCTGAGTAGTCGATGCACACTATGTACTTCTTCATTTCACTTCTCCTTGGTTTGTTGTGGAGGATGTCTCCACAACGGTTAGTTTTTAAAATAACTCAGTACGGCTGACTGCCGCATGGCGGCTCGTTGTTCGGGGGGTATGGCGTCGAAGTGTCTCTGTATCTTCTCCTTCTCTTTGTCAGTTATCAGGTCTTGCCATCGAGTAATACTGTCGGGTTTCTTCTGCCCGTTGGCTATGTGCTCTTTGATTTGCTTTATTTTTGCTCGGGCTGTAGCTAGTATGAGCGTGGTGTACGCTATGCGTTCGGTGAAAGATGACCGAGACTGAGGTGTTGTTTGTTTTGTTTGTTTTGCCTGTTTCGCTTTTATGTCGGAGATTTGGCGTGTGTATCTTTTGCTTGTGAGTTTTAGCGCAGTCAAGGGTTGGCTCCAGCTTTCTTTAGCGTACCTCTTCTCTCGGTTCTTCACGCTTTGCGCTACTGCCGCTCTACCTCGGGCTAATTTAGTCTCAAGAATAGCCTTTGCCCTACCTTCAGAGCCTTCGTGATTGCCGGTGGAAAGACGCTGTTTTATTTGAAGGGGCGTGAGTTTTGATAAGGGCTTGGGCGGTTTGTAGCACGCTTTACATGATTTGCTCTCATATTCTAAACGTACTTGTCCGCTGAAACCCCACGCCAATGCTTGCGCTCGGGTAGCCCTTCGCTTAAAGTCTGCGGCGGGTTTTATCATGCGGCAGCGGTGGCACATAATACGCTCGGGGTTGTTGGCGTCTCCTAAGTCAATAAATACGCCATTCTTGGGGGGTATGTCCATAGAAGTCTCCTAGGTAGCGTCCATAAAACGAACATAACGTCCGGTGTGTTTGCCGGCTTGTGAGGTATATACAGCAACGATCTTACCCCTTGCCGGTACTTACGTCCACCTTTTTAAAAAACTACAAAGCCTAACCTTGTAAAGTAAGTCTTCAGCCAAAAAGAAACGTCCACTTATATAGATACTATTATTAAGTAAGTTAAGTATATATATATATATGGACGTAAGTACCGGCTGGACGTGACTTTCAATAACCACGCGGGTTTGCGGGCGGCAAACACTTGGGACGTTGCGCTCGTTTGTTGGACGTTTGTTGTTAAGGGGTTTTTAGGGGTACTTCTCACAAACGTGTTGTGGAGTGAAGGGTTTCAGCTAGGTAGTTGAGGGCGTCTGCCTTGGGTACGATGATGGCGTGACCATAGCCGCCTAGCTTGCGATAGCAGTTAAGAGCGGTCTTGTAGTGCTTGTGCTCTTTAACGATTACCCTGCGGTTGAGGTCTATGACGAACAAGCCGCCTACGTTCTTGTTGGTACGCTTGAAGGGGAAGGAGAGTGATGTTGTGTGTGACATGGTAGTTCCTTTGAGAGAGTGGTTGTGGAGGAAGTCTCCACAAAGTTAAGGCATGATGCGAAAAGAGATGATGACCGATCCACAGCCAAGCAAGAACGGCAGCAAGCCGCCGAGTTCGTACGAGGTAACGCCTATGAGAATGAGCACAAAGCCCACGATAGCGAAGATGCCTACGAAGCAAAGGGAGATGAGGTCTTTCATGGTTAAGCGCTCCAAGGTTGGTCTGTGCGGTCAATCCAATGCGCTTTAATGACGCTAGGAAACCATGTGTAGGTGTTAAGCGTTTCCTCTGCTATGCAGACTACTCGCCCTGTGCTGCTAGGCTTGTGCGGCTCTATGATTTGGCTCACGGTGTAAGCGGTATTTTTTATGTGAACGCTATCACCGATTTGTACAGGACAGAATGTGTTTTCGTATACGAGTTTCATGGTAGTTCCTTTAAGTTAACTGCAATGGATAAGAAATGATTTGTACTCGCCGTATGGGTGAGGGTAGTCGTATACATCTACGAGCACGTTGAGAACGTGTGACTCTGCCTCACCTAAGTTCTTCCATGTGTTCAACTTGATCT